AAATTACAATGGCTATCCAATCTGTATTTTCTTCCTCAGAGTTTTCATTATTGCCTACAATCGGATTTTCAGGATTAATAGGCTGGGGATTCTCATTATTGTTATTACCACCAAGCTGATATCGGGAGCGGCGAGTACGGCGTGATTTACCGCTTCGCTTACCACCTAATAGAACCTGTGCCGTATAAAGAGTAATCTGGTCCGGCGTGACCGGTACGCGATTTGCCGGATTTACAACAGGACGATTTGGATATTGGGTAAGTTGTGTCCGCATCCACTGCTCCCAGTTGTCTTTACGATAGAAGAAGTCCTGTCCTAGCTGATGAATTAGTACAACCTCGTCGTCCGTATTAATATCTTCAAGATTCATCGCATTTTGCCGCTTATCCGCAGGAACTTGAATTCGTCCCATATTTACTTTGGCAGTGTACCACGCCGGTAGTTGCCCTGCCGGCGCCGGTATGCCCGCCTGATTCAACTCTAAAAATGATTGAACTAATACGTCGTTGTCCACATTCATAGCACGGCGGCTATTATTTCTACGACGCACCGCAAAGTCCTCTACACGCAAAGGGCGGCGCGGCGGTCTGGGAGGTGAAGCCATTCTAAATTATCCATCGGTTTTATGCTCTTCCTTAATCTCAATGTATGAATAGGGAAGAATGTCTGTTCTTTATTTCGCACTCGGCATTTACATTGCCGGCGTGGCAATTGTGCTATATTTACGTCCCAGTGTCATGTTCCATCCTGACAACGGTACATGGAAGGAATTTGGTCTTGATAATACTAACCGCAGCACAGTATTCCCCTTCTGGATGTTTACGATTGTTTGGGCATTTATGTCGTATGCAATTGCTACGGTAAGTAATGTCTTTGTCGCTAACGTAGTTCTCAACTCAACCTCATCCGGCGAGTCCGCTTTCAACCTAGATGAAGATGTAGCAACACCAATCAGCCATATTCGTTATACTCAGCCGGCGCAGATTACACATACCGAAGCAGTACCTCGTATGCCTCGTATACCAAAAGTCGCACCACCCACACAACTCCCCGGTTACTATTTCGTAGAGCCGCAAGCGTCCGGTGTGCCGAAGTTTGTTTACTTCGGTCATGAGCCGCCATCATTTGAGAACTTAGTCACACATTCCTGAGAAGCTTGCGCCAATCAGTGTACTAAACGCTCCCGCAAAACCGCCGAAATATCCGTAGCCTATGGCGTCGCTGATATTTGGGTCAATGTCGGGTGGTAGAAGATTGGTTACAATGCCACGAAGCGGCTTTACCAGCCATACAAGCACTAGCACGCCCACCTGTATAAGCAGCGCAAGACCCGCATTGTTTGCCGCCTTTGTCATACTCTGTACCTTACCACAGTCCTGCTTCTGCATAAGCGCGAAGACACCCAGGGATGCCAAAAATGCAACAATACCCGCAAACATGAAAAACGCTAGAAGTACACGTAAATCATCGGGCTTTGTACCTAACGCCGAGCCCAAACCCATAAAGACAAGAAGGGGTATCACAAAAAGGAGTAGGAACATACAGATTAGAAGAGCGACCGTAAATGTCATATTCATTCTTTTCTTCTTTCTCTATCCCTGAAAAAAAGAATGGCTCCCCGCGCAAAACGCACGATTGATCCCAAGAAGGTCACCGATATAGATAGTTGGCTAAGTTCATACAAATTAGACTACGCAAACGTCGTGTATCATAACGGACAGTATTTAGTCCTGGACCCCGTACAATACAAAAGTGATTACGCTGGTGCTCTTGCTGCACCCGCAAAGACCATACCTTCCACAAAAGCGATTGATGCATATGCGGCAACGAAATATCCGCAACTCCGGGCTGCTGCGGATAGTATATTAACCGATGCGCGCGAAGAAAAGCAAAAACAGATTACCGCCGCTATAACCGCTGTAAACGAGGCTGAGACGGAATTATTGAAAGCTACCCTTGCCTGGCAGACAGGCGAAAGCCGTGAGCGCGGTGTACTTGCCCTTGAAGTCGCCAAAGCTACAAAAGCGTTGGAGAATGCAGAAGCAACGCTAAACGTTGCCAAATACCCTGTTCGTTACATAAAAGCGGAAAAAGGACTTCTAAGAAAAGACCTGGACTATGCTACACACGACTCACGTAAGCTTCATAGTGAACTTTACCGCACTGTAGTTGAGCCGCTGCGCCTTAACCAACGTATTGTGCCATTTACTACTGGAGAGGGTACGGCTTAATACGATCCTCCGCCTTATCGCAGTCTACCGTCTTCGTCTCATATTGGAAGCATGTTCCATTACGATCACGATATACAATTTCCGTTACATTTTCCAAATTGGGGTACTTTGTGATTACCATGGGCGCAGGCTTAAGAATATAGACAAAAAAGAGTCCTATTGCCAACCCAAATAAAAAGGGAAAGAACTCTAACTTGTTAAAAAACTTCATCTCCTACTATAGCAGGATGATTAATTTCGGAGAATTTTTGAATAGACCTGGTGTGTCCACTATTGTAAGTCTAATTCTAGGATTCGGTCTTGCTGCTATCTTTCGTCCACTTTGTAAAGGACCGGATTGCTTAGTCCTACGTGGACCACCGGTAAGCGAAATCCGTGGCGCCGTTTTCCAATTCGGTTCCAAGTGTGTGGAATTCAATGCGAAACCTGTAGAGTGCCCTGCGAAAGACAGTAAGATACCTATTGTGGATACAATGTCATTTGCTGCGGTGAATTAGATATATTTATACGCGAATCAGGTCTGCGTTTTACAAACGCCCCGATTCTCTATATCCAGTCTAAACCCTATGTCTGGCTCTCCCGATGGTGGCACTCCGATTGAAGCGCTGGAAACGGGAAATGTTACAAATGCGGCAGATGCAAGCCGCATGGCGCAAATTCTACAGGACATGAATGCCTCTGGCGCCGAAGTCGCTGCAAATCCGGTGATTTCGTCTGCGCCGCCGCCGCCACCACAGCAGATGATGCCCCAGCAAATGCCGCAATTCCAGATGCCGCCCCAGGCAGCCAACTCCATGACGGGTCAAATCCCCATGATGGTGCAGCAGCAGCAGCAGCAGCAGCAGATCCCCTCAAACTTTGTTCCGTACGAGGATGAGTCTGCCGTCGGCGCATACAACGGTGCACCCAAGAAGAATATGTGGTCCAATATTCTTGATCGCCTTGTAGATCCGCTACTGGTAGCAGTATTAATTTTCACTCTATCGCTCCCGGTGCTCCAGACCTTTCTCAGCAAGCACGCCACATGGGCGTTTTCGCTCGGCGGACAGCTTTCTTGGCTCGGTCTAATTGCAAAGTCTATCTTTGGCGGTCTCCTTTTCGCACTTATTAAAATGGGCGCATCTATGGCGGGTCTATGAACAAAAAAACCATATTATATAGAGTCATAAAGAATGAAGTCCCTTCGTTCCTTGGCAAAGGGTAATGTAGAATGTATGGCTGGCTATGCGGCATTTGCGGTTGCCGCCGTCTATATACTTTATAACAAGCAGCCCGAAACGGTTGGATTAGCCGCCGGTGTAGCGCTCATTCTATATGTCTTGACGGCGGGCAATGTGCTTGTATCATCAGTGCTTGGTGCGCTTGTTGGTTTAGTAGCACTTTACTATTCCCGGACCCCCATGGCGCGTGTAGAGGGTTTTGCAGATGATGAGGAGAAAGAGGAGGGATTTGAAGATGATGAGGAGAAGGAGGGATTTCAAGATGAGGAGAAGGAGGAGGGTTTTGAAGATGATGAGGAGAAGGAGGGTTTTCAGAACGAAGATGAGGAGAAGGAAAGTTTCCAGGATGAGGAGAAGGAGGAGGGTTTTGAAGATAAGCCCAAGAAAGTGAAGAAGGTAAAGAAGGCAAGAAAGGCGGTACCACCTCCCGATAACGGAGACCGTGCTGAGTTTCTAACACTCGGTAAGAAGTACAAACTGCCCAACGAGAAGGACGACGAGGACTACCACCTGGACGCGGGTACAACGTTCCTCAACGCCTACAAGTCGCTCAAGCCCGACCAGATTGCGTCTATGTCCAAGGATACGCAGGAGCTGATGCAGACACAGAAGCAGCTCATGGGCACGCTGGCAACGCTCAAGCCGCTCATTAACGACGGCAAGGAGATGATGAGCATGTTCTCGTCTTACTTTGGTAAGGGCGGCGAGATGCAGTAAAGGCATGTTTGTGATAATTTGACGATTTATATGTATAAACTGTCAAATTAAATTAGGAAGGGACTGTAAATGATGCAGCTCTTTATTGCATTTATTGTGCTCACCGCACTTTTAACGGGCGCGATTGCCTATATGTATACCGTACGCCGCAAAGTGATGTACGAAGGATTTACAGAGGAAGATATCCGTAAGGTGGAGTCAACCATCTCTGAAGCGGTTCCTGGTGTTGATCAGGCAACAATTGCACGGGTCCTTAGCATTGTAAAACGCATGGCAAGCACGGTTCTCAATCCTTCGTTTTTTATAGACGCTATGCGTCAAAGCAAGATGACATCTGTTGATTTAGCACGCGAATATATGAATTCGCAAAAAGCAAAATCGCCGTAAACAACAGAGGCTATGGCACGCGGTATTGCCAGTAAATTCAAAATGCGCGGAGGCGGCGTTATTGGCGGCGGAGCCTGCCCTCCTGGTGTATGGTGTATGGATAATACCACTGTTTTTTGTATTATCTGTATTGTAATTATTGTTGTTGGCTTTCTTGCCTTTCTATGGCACCAGTCCACAGTTGGGGCGCCGCTGCGGCATCCCGTCTATAGAAAGCCAAAAGAAGACGTGGCAGAATTAGTTGCCACGCGTGAAACGGCGCCACTATTACCCCGTGTTGGCGGCACCGCGCCTATGCTTGGTCCACTTGATCCAGCGCTTGCTTTGGGTCCGTGGGCACAACCTACTCGCGGCACCGGTGATCCGCGCTTCTCACCCCTTGCCCCTGAACAGTCGTACTATACCCCGCCCGACCCTGGTTTCGTATCTCCCCCTATCCGCGCCGGTGTCGGTGCCATTATACCGATCAATGTCCAAACCCAAGGCTATCCTGATACTTACCAACAAATCGGTGTTTTAACAGCACCCGGTGGTACAAATATGTCTGCCTCCCCTAATCGCACTGTTCTGCCCCTATTTGGTCGCAAGCTCACTACAAACCGTGACCGCTGGAACTATTACACACGCACCGACGGCATGAATCCCGTCCAAGTCCCGCTGGAGTTCAAACGCCGCAATTGTGACGATGATAACGGTTGTGATGAAATCATTACCGGTGACTCCGTCGGTGTACCTATTCTAGGACAGGCGTATACCGCAAATGTCTTCCGCTACTCAACACCCCGTTACATACCTTTGTAAACATCGTTGGCGGCGGCTCACTAAAAAACGCAGGAAAAACAGAGACGGACACAGATGTCCTTAGCAGACAATTATTTCAATTGTAGGGAAACGCCGGCAAACTTTCCTACAAACTTGAAGTTGTCTAACCTTCCTGGTAGTACTCTTACTAAGTTACGTATAATTTCCAATGCTCCTGGTCCAGGAAATTATACCGGTCCTATTGACTTTTTTTTTACAGTCAATGAAAATCCTATGACATCAATACATTACAATAATGTTATGTATAATCTTGGTCAAACACTTCTCTGTTTTCCTGGTATTCATCGTGTTAGCCGTGAAGAGAAGCCGTGTAATGCCGAACTTATCCTGTTTTTCAATCCTTCGCAGACCTCTACTATCAAACAATCTCCTGTCATGATGTGTATTCCTGTTGATTCCGGTATCAAATATACAAAGAAATCCGCCCAGTACTTCAATACAATTACAACCGGTGTAATTGCGAATCGTCCTACATTTGGATCTATTCTACCAGAAACTACAACATTTATTTCGTATAGCGGTTTCAATTTCATGCTGCGCGTAGGAGATAAAAAGCTGAAAACCTGCGGCGATATTACCAATTCACCCTCAAATATTATTAAGTATCTTGTGTGTCAAACACCTATTGGTATGGCGCCTGGAGACTACGACCGGTTTACAAATTTACTGGAAAAGAAGCCAAAACCTCCCACCGCAAACGATTATGGACCGCGAGAACAACTTATAAAACCGCCCAGAAACTTGAACGACATTGCCATTGGACGCTTTACCGACCTTGTTACACATATTACAGATGTTAGAATTGAGGCAAGTGATGCCGCTGCACCCGCCCCCATTGTCAAAGGAGACAAAGGAGTTCCTGTAAGTTCTATGAAGTGTAAACGCATCACAAATGGAAGTAAAAACGGGCTCAAGATTGATGGAACCAAGGGTGGCAGATCCACCCTTGCACAAGAGCTTGCAACTACTCAAACCGATTTGAACGATATGGACTTAGGTCAATTAGATCCCGGTATAACACCGGCAACACCAGTTAAAGTGCGACCCGGTGATATTGAGAAAGGTATCAGTCTCACTCTAGGAATTATTTTAGGTGTTATTCTTGCTGCCTTTATTGCGTATTGGGGTTTGCGTTTAGTGTATAAAAACTATACAAACGGATTGAAGTTATACGGCAGCGCACCCAGCTCCGCATATAAACCTACATCGTTCAAACTACCGTCTCTACCCGCAATGCCAAAACTATGCCCGTAATAAGAGATTGGCGTTATGGATGACAATGATTATTATCGCCAACGGGGCGCTCCGCCCTGCGACGATGATGTGGAGCCCGCTGAGCCCAATAGTTACGCAAACTACGTTGGTCCCAACGAAGAGGAAACGCCCCTCAAATGTTATCGGCTTGATCAGGACCAAGATATTGTAGGAGATAAAGTTTACGTGAATGGCGAAGGAAAGCCAGTGCCACCGTCCTCGCGTATGATGGCTGTACAGAACGCTATTGACACACTGAATCCTGAAAACCTTGATCCCGGTATAAAACCAGGTGATCTAGAGGTTATTTTCAGTTACATTCTTGCTGCTGTGGTTGGTCTTACTCTTCTTGCCACCATTATATATTACGGCTTCCGCGTCTATAGAAACAACGAAAGTAGCTTCATGACATTTGTCAAAGGATGGGCTATAAAATGGCCGTTTTGCTAAATGAAAATCATAAGAAACAGTAAGGGCAGAATGAATTCCAAATGGATTCCGTTTTTATTCATATTTGCTATTCTTGGTATGGTACTTGTGATCGTTCTGCGCGATGACAAGTCTTTTGTTACAAAGTTTGCGCAGATGATTTCGCGAAATGTAGAAGGTTTTGCGTCACAGCCGCCACTTGATAATCCTAAGTGCCCGCCTGGCGGCTATAACTTCTTTAATGATCGTCGCGGTGAAAGCTTCTGCTGCCGCGGTCGCATTAATCCTTACACACACATGTGCGATGCTGGGGGCGGTATGGACCTTTGTGCGTTCCGTCCTAATATGCCTGACCCTCGCAATCGTCACCGTATGCTACCCCTTTGCAGCTCTATGATTAAGAAGGACCATAGTACACAGCAGGCATCATGCCCCGGCTCACTGCCCAACTACGCCAGCATAGGTAAGTGCTGCCTTGAAAATCCTGACATGGATGGCTATAACTGTATGCCTGTTGACAATAGGGACTTTAAACGTTATTGTAAGTTACAGGGACCGTTGGCACCTGGTGAACAACTCTGTAGTGATCTAAAAATGATGGCGGCGGCTACATGCCCTAAGGAAATCCCGCAAGTTTTCTGGTATAAGACGGGTAAACGCGAGGCGGCAGCGTACGGCGCCGGCGCAGAAAACCTAAATGTGCCCGTTTGTATGGGAATGGACAATATATGTATTCCCGATATGGCAATTGATTATTACAAGACAAATAACGGACTTTACAAAGATAAGAATACTTCTACGTGGGCATACTCCTGCTCTGGCTGGAGCACCGCCAATGTTGCAAAAGATACCACAATTAAGATGGATGAGTCATATTTGCCTGCCGCGCGCTCTTGATAGAGATTTCTTCTTTCATAAATTAGAATGTCGTATACAGGTTCTAATTTATGCAATGCGTCTGCTACTGTATTGCCGCTTTGCGACCTGTGTAAAGGCGAGGGCATGGTATATCCACTTGTGGAAAAAACCTGCCCGCTGTGCGACGGAAAACAATCGGCGTGTGGGGAATGTGGCGGCGTTGGCTATGTTCGTATGATTGAACCTACAAGATGCGAAGATTGCCAAGGAGTTGGACGAACATTTCGTACAACGTTGGCTCTTTCAACATCTTCATCATAAACTCACCTTCGCCTGGATTGAGACGGTAGCCAAAGCGTTCGTAATAATTACGCACACCTACGCCTGAAATGACCGCCAGCTTTTCGTATCCCTCGTACTTCGCAAGATTCTCGGCAGCTACAAGAAGTCGTTGACCAATACCTAAGTGCTGGGCGACCGGCGTATCTCCCGATTTACCATTAGCTGCATTATCCCCTACCGCAAATGTCCTACCATAGACGTGAAGTTCGCGAATCAGGGCGGTTTGCGTCAGTTCAGGAAATACCATATGCGTTTTAGAGTAGCGAGAAGGAATACGTAGTCTTAGAAATCCAAACAAGACCGTCCTATCCTTTGACTCCCAAGAGATAAAGTATTCCGTACTTCCTTGAGCATAGTAAGTACGAACTACCAGTTCGCCGTCGGCTGGGTCGGCTGCGTGCCGTCCCGCCTCCCTACAACGAATGCAACGACAAGTAAGCCCGCGGTCTATCATCGCCTTTTGAAAATCCTGGCGTTGCGAACTTGTCTTCACACCCGCCACAATATACCCATTCGGAATATCCCGCACAATGCGGTTATTTCTTATCCACGGATGAACACGCGTCTTCCAGTAGATAATTACCTCTTCTAGTTGTTGGTCGTCGTAGGGAACGTAAGTGCCCGCTTTGTAATCCTCCAAAATCTTCGTGAACGGCGTGGTTTCACACGGATACACCTTTACCTGATCAGGATGAAGGTCTTGTAGAACCACATCCATCATTGCCTTATCTTTTTCAGGGGTAGCACCAGGTAGATTTGGCATAATGTGAATATCTACCTTGAAGCAACTGTTGCGCAGCAATGTTAGGGCATGTAGGGTATGCTTATGGCTACAGCCACGATTTACTGTACGCAAGATTTCGTCATCGGTGTGCTGAATACCGATTTGGACACGCGTAACACCCCAGCGGCGGAAGTCACGGAGTTCCTCTGCAGTAATACAATCCGGTCGGGTTTCCACCGTTACACCAATCACCCTATGCTGGCTATTAGTATTTAGGCTCTTTTCCATTTGGAGAGTGTGGGGCTCTCGCGGTGGATCATTGCTATCGGCGCAAATGTTTGCCGCATAGAAGATATCCCGCATATACTGTTCCAAGTAGTCCTTGGGGTAGGAATGAATCGTGCCCCCTAAGATTAAGACTTCAAACTTATCGGTAGGATGCCCGTTTACCTGGTACGCCTTGATGCGGGCAAGCATCTGCTTCACACAATCAAAGCCTGTTTGAT